ATACTTTGATGTTTGCCAATGAAATGAATAAGTATCACTTTCTTCCAAAGAAACTCCAATATGATTTTTTTATAAATATTGTGAGGAAAAAGAAGAGATTTTCTCCCTGGATCCGACAAGATAAAATCAAAGATCTTGATTATGTCAAACGTTATTATGGTTATAGTAATGAAAAGGCAAAACAAGCTTTGAGGATTCTTACAGAAGAACAACTTACTTTTATTAAATCGAAATTTGATACTGGAGGAAAAAAATGAGTGTGGTTCAAGAACCCGAAGTGAAGTGGTCGCCCGAACAAATGGTTGAAGTGGTTCTCAATGAACCCGATGACTTTTTGAAAGTGCGTGAAACTCTGACCCGCATCGGAGTTGCTTCAAGAAAAGAAAAGAAGATTTACCAGTCCTGCCATATTCTTCACAAGCAAGGAAGGTATTATCTGGTCCACTTTAAGGAATTGTTTGCCCTTGATGGTAAGCACGCAAACCTGACGGTGAATGATGTCCAACGACGCAATCGCATTGCTCAGTTGCTTGCTGATTGGGGTCTGATTGGTATTGTGGATGTTACCAAGATTCAGGATATTGCTCCCCTGAATCAAATCAAGGTCCTTGCTTATAAGGACAAGGGAGATTGGATTCTGGAAACCAAATACAATATTGGTTCCAAGAAGAAGCGAGTAGAAGAAACCGAATGAAACTGGGGGCTTGACGCCCCCCTTTTTAGGTTATACTGTATAAATAGTAGAACTAAAACTGAGTTAGCAAGGTAAAACTTGATTCAACTGACTTGGTGTTAGTATTGTATGAGGCGTAAAAGTCTTCATATGAATAAGTCACATTCAATTTTGTAAAACATGAAACTCCCATATGAGATTTTAGCTGCATCTTTTAAAGCAGCTGTCGAAGATAAAAAGTTTGCGAACGATCCTAGGATCAAAATTATTAGAGGACAAACAGGATTAGGGAAAAGTCACTTCCAAGATAAAGAGATGCCAGTCATCTTGAAGAACGTTTTTCCAGACCTCAAATACATCATCAGAGTCTCTCCTACGACTGAGGTAGCAGATGACGGAACTTTTGTTGATGTTGATTTGTTGAATTATAAAAAACCAAATGGTAAAAAGGTCAGATTTTCTTATTTTGACAATCTTGACCCACTTACTATTAGACAAATTGAAGGATTTGCAGAAGATCTTGACATTGTTGCCTGTGTGTCTGTAACTCACTCTTATTTTTCATTGTATTTTGATAGACTAATTGAATTAGCACCAAATGCAGTGGTTATTATTGAGGAAGCACACCAATACGTAGGATGTGGTGATAAGGGTGGTGAAGCATACGTCACTACTTATGGATATCACAGTCAATATAAAGCAAGTACAATTGATAATTTCTTTAAGTGGGTTGAGGTAAATCCCAGAATTATTGGATTTACCGCAACTGTCACAAAACACCATGAAGGTGATAAGAGTCTTACCGATAGATTCTGGATTTGCAATGAAATGCCAGATAAAAAGTCATTAATTGCTAGTCAAGCATGGTTAGGAAATGTTATCGAATACCCGTTCGTAAAACATTCTGGAAGAAATTCAATCTCAAAGTATATTGGTGATAGTATTGAAAAAATTAGGAATACTGAGAGCAAGTTAGCACATCTACAAGAGTTTGATCCAAACATTGTATGTAAAAAAACAGGACTTTTTCTAGCAGGAACTAAAGTTGGTACTTGGGGCGCATCTATTGATGATGTTCGTGAAGAGATATCAGAATATCTCATGGGAACTGGTGAAGATCCTGAATCTAAGATGATTGCCACTATGACTGAAACTGGCATTCGTATTTGGGACTTGAATGGTAATTCAGAAACAATTAAATGTAATGATTCTCAAGAACTTATTAGGAGACTTGAAGATCCTGAAAACCCTTTACGATATGTGATCGTAGTTAACCGTGCTAGATCAGGAATCAATGTCCACAACTTTCATGTTGAAGTTGTATGTCGTCTTCGTGATCCAAAAGAAATTAGAACCTTAATTCCACTTCAAATTTACGGAAGAATGGTTAGAATCGATGTTGGTACAGGTAACATTATTCGACAGAAGTACAAGAACAATATAGAATTGTACATTAATGAGTATAGTGAAGAGTATGGTATTCCTATTGAAGTGGTAATTGAAACCATTAAGGTTTCTAATAATTTTGATATTTGGTATCCAGATAATCCAAAAATTAAAAGAACGTGGAGAGATTCAATTCAAGATTTTAAAGATGATTATGTAAATACAATTGAAGAGGGACATGCTTGGTTGGATAAAATCTTTGGCAACGACTTGCCAGAACAAAAATTTATTCCTATTGATTTAGAAATCTTGGTTCAGTGTCCTTGCGATGGTAAAAAGTTTAAAGTTAATGTAAATAAAGAAGTTGAAGATTGGAAGGGTGATGGAACTCTAGATGCATTTTTTAATATGGTATAACCGAACAAAAAGATACGGGGGTCCACACTCCCTTTTTTATGCTTTCTTGTATAATTAGTAGTGGATGCCGTAAGGGTCCACAAAACACAAACTCGCTTTTATAAGGAGCTACCATAATGAACAACCTCGCAAGGTATACTGCTGCGGATCTTAATACCCTGATGGATAAGATTACCCGCAATAGTATTGGAATGGACGAATACTTTGATCGTCTGTTTAATCTTCACGAAACTACAACAAACTATCCACCTTATAACCTAGTTCAGGTAAATAATGTAGAATCGCACTTAGAGATTGCATTAGCAGGTTTTAAGAAAGGAGAAGTCAATGTTTTCACGGAGTATGGAAAACTTTTTGTCGAAGGACAAAAAGAAGATACAGAGTCGGAGAAGACCTTTATCCACAAGGGAGTGGCTAGCAGAAGCTTTAAACGAGCGTGGACTTTATCCGACGACACCGAAGTCAGAGACGTATCATTCGAAGACGGACTCCTCAGAATCGTCCTCGGAAAAATAGTCCCCGAGCATCATGCCCGTAAGGATTATCTCTAAATAATAACGAATATCGTCGGCGCAGACAGGGAGGCAACTGGCACAAACCAGTTGACGCCTCCCCTTTTTATTGGTAGAATGACTGGAGGGAACTAACTAAAAATGTCGATCAAGTTATCATTATTGAAGTCTGGTGAACAAGTTATTTCTGATATAAAGGAACTTGTATCTGAAGAAAGCGTTCGTGGTTACGTCTTTAATAAACCACATAAAGTCCAAACTAACAGGACTATTCTTCTCACTGAAGATGAGAATGGTGTTGATGATAGGAACGTAGAGATCACTCTATCCCCATGGATTTTGTTGACCGACGATGAAGACATTCTTGTTTCTCCAGAATGGATTGTCACCATCGTTGAACCACTAAATTCTATTGTTGAAATGTAT